TGGTAACGTAACTGGTGACGTAAGTGGGTCTTCTGGATCAACTACTGGTAACGCTGCAACAGCAACAAAAATTACTAGTATTACAAACAGTAATATTGTTCAACTTACTGCGTCGCAAACGTTAACAAATAAAACTTTAACTACACCTACTATTAGTGACACATCTAATATTACTTTTCCAACCTTCAATCAAAACACTACAGGTTCTGCAGCTACATTAGGCACAGCTAGAGCTATTAATGGTGAAGATTTTGATGGTTCTGCCGCTATAACAGTAACAGCTGCTGCTAGTACTTTAACAGGTGATACGCTTGCTTCAGGAGTTGTAAATACTTCTTTAACAAAAGTTGGAGCTGTAAACTCTGGTTCTATAACATCTGGTTTTGGAACTATAGACGTAGGTAGTAGCAAAATATCAGCTGGTAGCTTCGATGCTTCAGATGGTAATATTGATAACGTTGGTACTATATCTCTAGACGCTATTGTAGCTGATGGTTCATCTGTAACAATAGCTACAGACACTATCAATGACACAGTAACAATTGGTCACACTACTTCAGAAGTTACAATTGGTGATAACCTAACTGTAGCAGGTAATTTAACAGTACAAGGAACAACAACAACTGTTGATTCAACTACAGTCGCTATAGGTGACAACATGATGAAGTATGCCAAAGATAATGATGGAAATGCTTCTGATATTGGTTGGTATGGTAAAATAGTTGCAACTGGAGATAAGTTTCCAGCAATGTTCTATAGAGCTAGTTCAGGAATTAGTACACCGTTGTTTGATGTTGGTCTTGCAACGACAGAACCAACTGGTACAGGATCTATAGCTGTAAAAGGTACAGTAGTTGCTAATTTATCTGGTAATGTTACAGGAGATGTATCAGGATCTTCTGGATCATGTACAGGTAATGCTGCTACAGCTACGACGTTACAAACGGCAAGAAACATTGGAGGTGTATCATTTAATGGTAGCGCTTCTATTAATTTACCTGGTGTAAACCAATCAGGTACTCAAGATACTTCTGGAACAGCTGCTATAGCAAAAGTACTAGAAACAGCAAGAACTATTGGTGGTGTATCTTTCAATGGTGGTGCAAACATTAATCTACCCGGCGTTAACCAGGCTGGTACTCAAAATACATCAGGTAGAGCAGGAACTGCAACCGCATTAGCTACAGCAAGAACAATTGGTGGTACTTCATTTGACGGTACAGGAAACATAGCCGTTGGTCTAGCTTCTACTGCTACAACTTTAGCTACCGCTAGAACAATTGGTGGTGTTAGTTTCGATGGTTCATCAAACATAAGCCTTGTTAGTGGATCTATTCCTAATAACGCAGCTGATACTTCTGGAAACGCTGGTACAGCTACAGCATTAGCAACTGGTAGAACAATAGCTATGAGTGGTGATGTTGCATGGACTTCAGGTTCTTTTAATGGATCTGGAAACGTAACAGGAACTTCTACAATACAAACTAAAGCTGTTGAGCACTCTATGCTTGCTAATAACATACAAGGTAGACAAACTTTGCTTAACTCTGGTGTTAGTGGTATTGGTAGAGCTTATAATACTGGCAGTAATGGTCTTACTATATTTACTATAACTTTATCTACTTTTTATGGATCTGGAGATCCAGACGGTAGATTTATACAAGTTGAATTATATGAGGCTTCAAGTTATGCTACTGTTTATGCAGATGTTGCTAGAGCAGCATCAACAGTTACAGTTACAATGAAAGGTAATATAGCTGATTCAGACTATGGAATACTTCTTAAGCCAGTGTCAGCTTAATAACAATAATATTTAACCGGCTCTTCGGGGTCGGTTTTTAATTTAATATACAATAGATGGCAAAATATTTAACAGACACAGTTTTTACGGGAAAAGTAAGTGTTGGAGGTGTACAAAATAATGAAGCTGCGCTAAACGTGATCACTAGTAATGGATCTATAGGATCTATTAATTTTGAAACTGGGGCTGAAGTAACAGGTATTATAAACTGTGCAACAGAATTAATGGAGTTTAGAGTTGGTGATGGTGTTGGTATGAGCAGTGCTAAACAATTAAAAATAGATGCCGCTGGTATTGAAGTAACTGGAAGTATTGATGTTAGTGGTACAAGTGGTCTTGGAGGCAATGTTACAATTGGTGGTACTACTGGATCTGGTGGTAATGCTCTTGCTGTAAATAGAGGTAGTGATGGTGCACAAGCATTAAGAATTCAGAACTCTGGTGAAGTAGTAGTAGCAAATAATTATTTCTATGCAACAGGCGCGGGAGTTTCTATGTATGTGCAAAACCAAGCTGTATTTAGAGGTAGTATAGTAAATGACAGTGGAGATTTAACAATTGCTGATAATTTAAGTGTATCAGGTAGTATTGCTGTAACCGGTACAGTTGACGGTAGAGACGTTGCTAGTGATGGTAGTAAATTAGATGGTATTTCATCTAATGCCAGAACAGGAACTGTTACAAGTGTGTCAGCATCTACAGGCACAAACGCAAAAGGACTTAGTGTTTCGTCAGGAACAACAACACCAGTTGTTGGTTTAGATATTGTTAATATGACATCTTTCACTGGAGACTTTAATGACGGCTCTATAGATTATAATAATGTTTTTGTACCAATGTGTGATGACGATGATGGAAATGGTAATACAAAAACTACCATAACCGCCTTAAGATCTGGTATTAAACCAGCTTCTTCACAATTTGTATTAAATAGTAATTTTTCAGACGATACGTCCACCACTTCTTTTATATATTTTCCATTTAATTCTTTAACAGATGGTACATCTAGTCAATATTACCGTCATTGGGCTGCTCCATGTACAGGAAGAATTAAAAGAGTAGTAATGCAGCATACATCTGGAAGCATGAGTAGTGGTTTTACTACTCAGTTACAGGTATATAAAGGCAGTTCAACATTTGCAACATCAAGCGAATTAACAGTTTCAACAACAAGCGACGGTGGTTATATAGAATATAATCCTAGTGGATCAGATATCGGTAAAGTTTCTTTTGTAAAAGGAGATAGAATTAGAATTAGATTTTCAAAGAGCGCGACTGGTAAATACTGGAGAGGCGTTGCTGCTTCTATAATAATAGAATTAGATCAAGTATAATTATGGAAAATATAAACGACAACATAAGAGGTAAAAAGTTATTTAAAGAAGGTACTTCAAAGCAGTTAGCTGTTAAAGGCAGTGACGGCGAGTTTACTGTTTCAAAAGAAATATCTGATGATCTTGCCGCGCTTACAGATATTAGCGAAGTATTTAACGACGATGGTCTTTATCAGATAAATAGATTTTTAATAAAACAAATAGAAGATTTAAGAGCTGATGTAGAAGAATTACACGGGTTTATAAAAGATGCTTTTGGTAAGGATTCATCTTCAGCTGCCTCACAAGGTAGTAAAGGTGATACAGGTTCAACTGGAAGTAAAGGAGACAAAGGAGATACAGGTAGTACTGGATCTGCCGGTGCAACTGGTGGGATTGGCCCAAAAGGTAACACAGGCGCGGCGGGTGCAGCTGGCGCAAAAGGAGATAAAGGTAATACTGGATCAACCGGACCTCAAGGAGGTACAGGTGCTCAAGGACCTAAAGGCGACACAGGAGCTGCTGGCACAAATGGAACAAACGGAAGTCAAGGTCCAAAAGGTGATGCGGGCGCAACTGGTAGTACAGGGCCACAAGGACTTAAAGGCAATACAGGTTCTGCTGGGGCAACTGGTGGGATAGGACCTCAAGGACCTAAAGGTGATACAGGATCTACAGGTGCTGCTGGAGCAAAAGGTAGTACTGGTTCAGCTGGTTCTAATGGAACTAACGGAAGTCCAGGTGCAAAAGGAGATAAAGGTAACACAGGAAGTACTGGACCACAAGGTCCTGCTGGGTCAGATGGAACAGACGGTAGTGATGGAGCTAAAGGTAATACTGGTGCAGCAGGAGCAGCAGGAGCTAAAGGTGACACAGGAAGCACAGGGTCTCAAGGACCAAAAGGTGACAAAGGTGATACAGGGGCTGCAGGTGGAAAAGGAGATAAAGGTGATACTGGCGCTGCTGGTTCGAATGGATCAAATGGAGCTAAAGGTGACAAAGGTGACACCGGAGCGGCTGGATCAAATGGTTCAAATGGAAGCGCTGGTGCTAAAGGAGATACAGGAGGTGTTGGAGCTAAGGGTGATAAAGGCGATACAGGATCGCAAGGACCTGCTGGCAACAACGGTAGCAATGGATCAACAGGAGCAAAGGGTGATACAGGCGCAACTGGAGCCGCGGGAGCAGATGGTAAAGACGGTAGCGACGCTTCAGTAAGCGGTGCAACAACTAGTTTTAGTGTGGGTAAAGTAACATATACATTCTCAAATGGATTACTAGCTACAGCTAAGTAATTTATAAATCACTATAAATAAGTGATACTATATATATAAGTTAAACAATTAAATATAATAAAATGGCAAAAAAAATTAAAAAGAAAGAGCTAGATACTCTTCAAGCTGTAATAAGCGAGTTAAACAACATTAAACTAAGAATAGGTGATGTTGAAACTCAAAAACACCAACTCTTACATAGAGCAGCAGAAATAGAAAGTACTGATCTAAAGAAAGTGCAAGACGAGTTAGAAGAAACTTATGGTAAAGTTAGTATAAACATTACTGACGGGGCTATATCAGAAATAAAGAAAGATGAGTCTAGTAAGGAAGATTAGTATAGGTAAAGATTATAAAAACGATTCAATGCACTATTCAGTAGGCCAAGAAGTTTACGGTGGTCATACTATAGATTGTATAATAGAAGAAAATGACAAGTATTCTATTTATATAAAAAAAGGTGTAAATATATTACCTTGGAAAGACTTTAATAAAAACATGGCAATATCAGTTGAGTACAACTTAGATTATTAATGAAAAGTGTAATCAATTTTATAATTAAACCAAAAGCAACCAGATATAACAACATAAAAAAAATAGGCGATAAAGAACTTATATTAAACACTGAGATCTTTACTCATCAAAACGTTAGTAGAAACGCTATAGTTTTGGAAACGCCTACAGTAGGTTGCTCAGAGGTCATGCAGGGTGACGAAGTTATAGTACATCACAATGTTTTTAGAAGATGGAGAGACATTAAAAATAGAGAAAAAAACTCTAAATCTTTTTACAAAGAAGATATGTATTTTGTAATGCCAGATCAAATATTTGCTTATAAAAGAAACGATGTCTGGAAAGCTGTAAAAGGCTTTAGCTTTGTAAAACCAATAGAAAACAAAGATAAGTTCTCTACAAGCAAAGAAGAGCCTTTAAAAGGTGTTATAAAACACGTGGATCCAGACTTAATGGATAAAGGTATATATTTAAACTCTTTAGTTGGATTTACACCTAACTCTGAATACGAGTTTATAATAGACGGGCAGAGGTTATACCGAGTTCCCACTAATTCAATTACAATTAAATATGAATATCAAGGAGACGAAAAAGAGTATAATCCAAGCTGGACATAAAGCGGTTGAAGAATTAATAAAAGTAGCTAAAGAAGCTATTGTAGATTCAGGAGACGATATAACAGCTGACAGACTTAAAAACGCAGCGGCTACAAAAAAGCTAGCTATATTTGACGCGTTTGAAATACTTACTAGAATACAGGAAGAAGAAGATATGCTTAATAATAAACCTAAAAAAGAAGAAGAAACAAAGTCTTTTGGTGGTTTTGCAGAAAGAAGATCTAAGTAATGTACGAGCAAAGTCTATATGAGGTTATAGAACCTATTAAAATAAACACCATAAAAAGACTTAATAAGTCTAAAAAATGGAAATACGGGTATAACAAAGAACACGATGTGGTTGTTATATCAAAGACTGGTCAGATTGGCGAAGTGTATAGCATACAAAACTTAAAAATAGCTTTGCCAAAGATGGATAAAGTTCATAAGTTTGAAAAAAACACTTGGGCTAGAAAAGAATATCCTAAGCAATTAAGCAAAATAAAAACAGTTTTTGACTGGAAAGAATACCCAGAAGACTTCAAAGAAAAGTGGTATGATTACATAGATACCGAATTTATTAGAAGAGAGCAAGGGTTTTCATTTTACAACAAAGGATTACCTACTTACATCACTGGCACTCATTACATGTATTTACAATGGAGTAAAATTGATGTTGGTGCACCAGACTTTCGCGAAGCTAATAGATTATTTTTTATATTTTGGGAGGCTTGTAAAGCTGACGTAAGGTGTTATGGAATGTGTTATCTTAAAAACCGTCGATCAGGTTTTTCTTTTATGGCATCAGGTGAGGTTGTTAATTTAGCAACTATATCTAGTGATTCAAGATATGGTATTTTATCAAAGTCCGGACCAGATGCAAAGAAAATGTTTACAGATAAAGTAGTTCCAATATCAGTTAATTATCCTTTTTTCTTTAAACCAATACAAGACGGTATGGACCGTCCAAAAACAGAGCTAGCGTTTAGAGTACCAGCTAGTAAACTTACGCGTAGAAAAATCACTAGCAACGAAGCAATACAAGAGCTAGAAGGTTTAGATACTACAATAGATTGGAAAAACACAGGTGATAACAGTTATGATGGTGAAAAACTTAAATTACTAGTTCACGATGAAAGTGGTAAGTGGGAAAGGCCTAATAATATATTGAACAACTGGAGAGTTACAAAAACTACACTTAGACTAGGTTCTAGAATTATTGGTAAGTGTATGATGGGATCAACATCTAATGCTTTAGACAAGGGTGGTGATAATTTTAAAAAACTATATAGAAACTCAGATGTTACAAAAAGAAACCGCAATGGACAGACAAGCTCAGGACTCTATAGTTTGTTCATACCTATGGAATGGAACTACGAAGGATTCATTGATTCTTATGGCCTACCTGTATTCGATACACCCGAGCAAGAAACTACTGGCCCGTATGGAGAGAGTATAGATCTAGGAATATTAGAACATTGGCAAAACGAAGTTGATGGTTTAAAAACAGATGGTGATGCTTTAAATGAATTTTACAGACAATTTCCAAGAACTGAAGAACATGCTTTCAGAGACGAAACAAAAAATAGTATATTTAATTTAGCAAAAATATACGAGCAAATAGATTTTAACGAGGACTTAAATAATGACTCTCAAGTAACAGTTGGTAGTTTTCAATGGGTTAACGGTATAAAAGATTCTAAAGTAATATTTTATCCTAATCCCGCGGGAAGATTTAAGGTTAGTTGGGTACCTACGTTACACAAACAAAATTTAAGTGTTATTAAGAACGGCTTAAAATATCCAGCAAACGAACATATGGGCGCTTTTGGCTGTGATAGTTATGATATATCAGGAACAGTAGATGGTACGGGTTCAAAAGGAGCTTTACACGGTCTAACTAAGTTTAGTATGGAAGACCATCCGCCAAATCAATTCTTTTTAGAGTACGTAGCAAGGCCGCAGACATCAGAGATGTTCTTTGAAGACGTTCTAATGGCTTTAGTATTCTACGGGATGCCTATACTAGCAGAGAACAATAAGCCTCGCCTATTGTATTATTTAAGAAGGCGCGGTTATAGAGGTTATTCGATGAATAGACCTGATAGATCTTGGAATAAATTATCAGTTGCTGAAAAAGAGGTAGGTGGTATACCAAACTCAAGTGAAGATATTAAGCAAGCACACGCTGCTGCTATAGAAATGTATATACAAGACCATGTTGGAATAAAGTCTGATAATACATATGGAACATGTTATTTTAATGAAACATTACAAGACTGGGCAAAATTTGATATTAATAACCGTACAAAGTTTGATGCGGCTATTAGTTCAGGTCTAGCTATTATGGCTTGTAACAGACATTTGTACAGAGCAAATCCAATTATGAAAAAAGAAAAATTAAACTTAAGCATAGCTAAATACGGACAATCAGGTATGCAATCAAAACTAATAGAAAATTAATATGGCTGAGTCAGTTGTAAAGGGTTATTTTCCGAGTCAAGTTGTACCTGACGCAGAAAAAGTAAGTGCTGAGTATGGTTTACAGGTAGGTAAAGCCATTGAGTACGAGTGGTTCGATGGATCTACATCTGCCAGAAGATACAATCAGCATCAAGCTGAATTTCATAAGTTAAGGCTTTACGCAAGAGGCGAGCAACCTATACAGAAGTATAAAGATGAGTTATCAATAAACGGTGACTTAAGCTATTTAAACTTAGACTGGAAGCCAGTTCCTATTATATCTAAATTTGTTGATATAGTAGTTAACGGTATATCAGAAAGAAGTTATGATATAAAAGCATATTCACAAGATCCATATGGAGTTAGTAAAAGAACTAAGTACATGGAATCTGTACTCAGAGATATGGAAACAAAAGAGTTATCTGCGTTCGCGCAAGAGGCTTTTGGAATTGCATTATTTGAAAATCCTCCAGAAAAACTTCCTGATAGCCAAGAAGAGTTAGACTTGCACATGCAGTTAAGCTACAAGCAAGGTATTGAATTGGCAGAGGAACAAGCTATAAGCGTGTTACTTAAAGGTAATAGATATGATTTAGTAAAGAGAAGAATAAACTACGATATAGCGACTATAGGTATTGGATGTGTTAAAAACACTTTTTCTACATCAGAAGGCGTAAAAGTTGAATACGTTGACCCAGCTAATATAGTTTATTCATATACGGAAGATCCTGATTTTCAAGACGTATACTACGTTGGTGAAGTAAAAACAGTTCCTATAAATGAGCTTAAAAAAGAATTTCCAAATTTAACTGATGAAGATTTAAAAAGCATACAAGCTCAAAGCATACACAGTCCTGGTTACTCTAATAGTAGATATGACTCTTCAAGTTATGATGATAAAAACCAAATTCAAGTTTTATATTTTAACTATAAAACATATATGAATGAAGTTTATAAAGTTAAAGAAACAGCAAGCGGTGCTGAAAAAATAATATTAAGAGACGATACTTTTGATCCACCTATAAATGAAATGACTGGTAATTTTGGTAAAATATCAAGGTCATTAGAAGTTTTATACGAAGGTGTTTTAATATTAGGTACTGATTACTTATTAAAATGGGAGCTTGCTAAAAACATGATGCGTCCAAAAAGTGATTATAGTAAAGTTAAAATGAACTACGCTATAAATGCACCTAGAATGTACAAAGGTAGAATTGATTCACTAGTAAAGCGTATAACTGGTTTTGCTGATATGATTCAATTAACCCATTTAAAACTACAACAAGTAATGTCTAGAATGGTACCAGATGGTGTTTATTTAGACGCTGATGGTTTAGCTGAAGTTGATTTAGGTAATGGAACAAATTATAATCCGCA